TAACTAGGAATTTCATGGCAAACCTTCATAAAACATTTGGCAACGCGGTATGGCGCCTTAATCATCTATACCGCATTATCGATAAGCGAAACCAGCTGATTCGGTTTGAGCCTAACGCCATTCAGAAAATCATCAATCAAGTTACCGCACCCCGCAAAATGATACTCAAACCACGCCAGATCGGATCGACTACCAACGAAGTGATCAAGCTACTTGACAAAACCATATTCAAAAAGAACGTAACTAGCTGCATAATTGCCCACGAATCCGACGCCATAAAGAAGATCTTCCGCATACCCAAACGCGCCTATAGGTATCTTAAAGAGGGATTGAAACCAGATATAGATCGGGGGGGCGGCTCCAAATACGAAATGATATTTCCAACGATCAATTCTTTGATGTATTGCGATCTGGAATCTAGAGGCGACACGATATCGAATCTACACGTTTCCGAAGCTGCCTTTATGGAGCATGAACGTTTCATATCTACGATGCAGGCGGTACCCGTAAATGGTCACGTCACTATCGAATCGACGGCAAACGGCGTCGGCAATTTCTTCTACGATATGTGGCATGAAGATAACGATTACCAAAAACTCTTTTTCCCTTGGTACCTTGACGCGGGCTATAGGCTGCCCATTGGTAGGCAGATAACTTGGACTATGGACGAAAAAGAATTGAAGGCGCAGGCATTACGCGACTATGGCGCCAACCTATGCACAGAACAGATCCTTTGGAGACGGGCAAAGATTATAGAGCTAAAAGGGTTTTTCTACCAGGAATACCCCGAGGATGCGCAAACGTGTTTCTTGCTCTCGGGGGGTGCGGTTATCGATCGCTCCCTAGTTCAATCGCTCATATCCAATGCCGATCCCGAGATTTCAGACAATGACGATATCAAAATATTCAGTAATCTCGAAAAGGGTAAGCATTACGTTATCGGTGCCGATCCCGCCCAAGGTACCGGAAACGACTATAGTACGGCGGTTTGCTTGGAAATTGAGACTATGCGGGAAGTTGGTTCGATGCGCGGATACTGGACGCCCATAGACTTCGCAAAAAAGCTGCGAGCGTTTGCGCGGATTTTTACAAAGGGATATAATTTCCCTATAGTGGCAGTTGAGAGCAACAACCATGGCCATGCTGTATTGCTTCAACTTATAGAGCATGAGAAGTGCCCGAATGTTTACTTTTCAAAGAAGGGGCAGCCAGGATGGATTACGAACAGCGTTACCAGGCCGATTATGATCGATCAATTTGTAGATGCTGTCACGAGCGAGACGATCAAAATCAATACGATCGAAACCTTGAGGGAATGCCTAACGCTGGTAAACAACCGAGGGAAGATCGAAGCGGCAGACGGGAAGCACGACGATATGGTAGTTGCCACGGCAATAGCTGTTCAAATGCTTCTCAAGGAATCTAAGACGGTAAAGCTATACGAAGATATTGGGAGTGCGATATTAGTGTAAATCTGATACATGGCGATTCGATCGCTAAGCTTATCACATTGAAGGCCAACTCAGTAGATGCGTTGGTTTGCGATCCGCCCGCAGGTATTTCCTTTATGGGCAAGGGTTGGGATAGCAACAAAGGCGGTTCAAAGGAATGGATCAAATGGCTAACGCAGGTTATGGGCGATAGCTATAGAGCGCTGAAGCCAGGGGCGCATGGCTTGGTTTGGGCAATCCCTCGTACGTCTCATTGGACGGCGCAAGCGCTAGAGGCAGCCGGGTTTGAGATACGCGATGTAGTGACGCATCTATTCGGCAGCGGATTTCCTAAAAGCCTGAATATTGGTAAGGCGATTGATAAGGCGGCGGGCGTTGGCGCAAAGGCCGAAAAGGGTTTTAATGTGGCGGGGCAAGGGATCGGATTGAATCCCAACAAATCATTAAGATCGGATCACCCGGACTATATAAAACCTAGAGGCATAACCCCCGAAGCTAAACAGTGGGATGGCTTCGGCACCGCACTTAAACCCGCATCGGAGCATTGGATACTAATCCGCAAGCCGATATCCGAAAAGACGGTAGCTAAGAACGTGCTCAAGTGGGGCGTTGGCGGGTTGAATATTGATGAGTGTCGGGTTGGGACGGATGAAAAATTATCTTTCGGCAGCCGGGAAATAGGCGATGGGGTAAAATACGGGACTATGCCCGCTCAAAACCTCCAAGGCCGCTTCCCCGCCAATCTCATTCTATCCGGTGACGCGCCGAAGATGCTTGATGAGCAGAGTGGTGAGCGTAAAAGCGCCGGGAAATATTTAGATATAGAAAACGCCAAAAAAGGCGGGAATGGTATGTTTGCGGGGGGCAATACAACAAACCGATATGCTGGCGATTCCGGCGGCGCCTCTAGATTCTTCTATACTCCCAAGGCTTCTAAATCAGATCGGGGCGACGGCAATAATCATCCAACCGTCAAATCAATCGCGCTTATGGAATACCTTATCAAACTAGTAACGCCCCCCGGCGGTACCGTCTTAGATCCATTCATGGGTAGCGGATCTACCGGCGTAGCTGCCCGCAATCTAGATATGGGCTTTATTGGTATTGAGAAGGAATTAGAATACTATCAGATAGCACGTAATCGAATTGAGGTAAGCAATGGAAGAATCTAAGAGACCAGATAAGGAAATATACGCGGCAACGTCTGCCACGTTCAAAGAGCAAACGGAAAAGCGTCTATCGTTAGATCCCGACTCCTTTTTCGAACCATGGAATCCCGACGATCTAGTGCGCAAGCGGGCGGACTTCTCACTCTATGAAGAAATGCTCAAAGATGACCAGGTAAACGTTGCCCTATCCTTGAAAAAGGATCTGGTGTTGGCGGGCGGCTTCGATTTCATTCCGGGCGAATCCGATCAAGACGATATCGTAGATGATCTAAACGTTGCCCTGCGGGAAGATCCCGATTGGTCATTCGATGAGATGCTAGAAGAAATCCTTAGCGCCTACGAATTTGGTCTATCGGTATCTGAAAAGCTATTTGCTACTAGGGAAGATGGCAGCATGACGTTGCGCCATATCAAGACACGTCACCCCGGCCCTTGGCTATTTCATCAAGATCAGGCCGGCAATATCGAGCGATACGAACAGCAGGGCGTATCCGGCGATATCGATCCGAAGTCTTTGATTCATTATGTCAATCGTAGGAAATTCCAAAATCCATATGGCATATCGGATCTAAGGGCGGCCTATAATGCCTGGTTCATTAAAAAGCACATTACGCGTTGGTATGCGATCTTTATCGAAAAGGCCGGCTCGCCGGTACCCATTGGCAAATACGATGCGAGCAAGGCAAGCAACCAAGCCAGGACGGACCTATACAATTCTCTGAAACGGTTTCAAACCCGTAGCGCATTGGTTATTCCTAATGAATTCGAGGTTGAATTCTTGGAAGCCAAATCCAATGGAGAAGCGTTTGCCAAGGGTATTGACCTGTTCAATATGTTTATCGGTCGATCCCTCATGATTCCAGACCTTCTAGGGTTTGCCGGCTCCGAGACGGGGGGCGGTAGTTTCAGTCTAGGCGCCAACCAAATGCAGATCTTCTATAAGCATATCGAGAGACGGCGCGCCCTACTAGAACGGATCGTCAATAAGGAAATCGTTTGGCCAATCGTCGTAGCCAATCATGGCTTCATAGATAACTATCCCAAATTCAAGCTACGCCCAATCACTCAAGAACAGATCATAGATAGCGCTAAGGTCTGGCTAGAGGCGGTTAAGGCGCGCGCATGGCGTCCGACCGATGAGGAAATCAACCACTTCAAAGAAATTGTTAACTTCCCGGCAACCGATACCGACGATATCGAACGTATCGAAGGGCCGGAAGAAATGCCTACCGCACCGGAAGCCGAAGATAGTGACGAAGATGCAAGCCCCGAGGTTGAGCGTATCGAAGTAGCAGACGGCGACGATTCGACGTTTGCAACCAAGACGCGTCCATTCAAACCAACGAAGGGGCCATTTGCGGCCAAGGTCAATTTCCCGGCTATCGAGAAGTCATTAGACGCCGGCCTTGAGGGATTCAAGGCAACTAGCCATAGGCTTGCCGACGATATATTCCAGGATCTAAAGGACCAAATCAACCGGAAGCGCATAACTCAGACGGGCAACCTTGCCAAAATGGAGACGGTCAAACCTCGCAAAACGTCTAAGCTGCGGACGCTACTAAATCGTGAGCTAAAAGCCATGTATAGGAAGGGGCAGGAAATCGCCCAAACGGAACTGTTTAAGAGCAATTTTGCCAAGCCGATTGTAGATGAAAAATTCCTAGAAGTAATCGAGGAAGAAAATATCAACATGGTTAAAGACTGGGAATTTGCAATGTCTAAAAATGCCCGGATTGCTGTAACGCAGGCCATCAAAGACGGCAAGTCTATAGAGGATGTAATCGAATTTACAAACGATAAGAGCAAAACATCTCTAGATCTTTACGCCCGAACGAAGATGACAGAAGTAATGAATAAGGGCCGATTGAACTTTTTTCAAAATAGCAACGTAGTAGCAGGCTACCAATATAGTGCGGTTATGGATGATCGCACGACGGATATTTGCCGGGGGCTACATGGCAAGAAATTCAAGGAAGGTACCGAGCCGGTTCCGCCGATGCACTTCAATTGCCGTTCAATACTGGTGCCCATAACGATATTTGAAGAATTCAAGCCAGATGAGAAGGTCGGCAAGGTACCCATCGAGGGATTCATTGAAGATAAAAGGGGCGCAGGCTTCCCTAAACAATAGAGGTACATCATGGCAATGCCAAGTGAATTAAATCGACGCGAACACGACAAGTTTAAAGAAGGGCCATGCGGCGAAACGCGAGTACAAAGCTATAGCCTGTTTGAGCCGGATGGCGGATCGCTAGACGCTTTCGGAAACCTCCGCGTTGCCGAGCCGTTTACTATTTTCGATACCAAACAAATTACCGACAATCTGCCGCTACTCTATGACGACCAGCAAGTATCGGGAACGGCTACCACGTCCGTCTATACTACCAATACGGCGGCAAGCGTCATGGGCGTTGCAGCCAGCACAACCGGCGAGCGGGTCCGGCAATCGTTTGAGCGTCACAACTACCAACCCGGAAAAAGCCAACTAATCCGGCTTACCGGTACATTTGCAAACCAGTCGGCCGACCTTACAGGCATTACGTCGCGCATCGGTCTATTCGATGGCAACAACGGAATTTTATTTTCCTACGAAGGCGGTACCATGAATGCCGTCGTGCGGTCGAACACAAGCGGAACGCCCGCCGACGATAAGGTTGCGCAGTCTAGTTGGAATATAGACAAGATGGATGGCACCGGGGCGTCTGGCATTACCTTGGATTTTACCAAGACTTTAATCATGCTGATCGATATGGAATGGCTTGGGGTTGGCCGCGTCCGAGTCGGATTTGTGGCAGCAGGCGCCCCGATATATTGCCATCAATTCCTTCATTCGAATGTCAATAGCCTGGTATATATGTCGACGCCTAACTTACCGGTTCGCTATTCGATCGCCAATGACGGTACCGGCCTTGCTACTACGATGCAGCATATTTGTAGCTCTGTAGTTAGCGAAGGCGGGCAGCAAGAAAACGGAATAGTCGTTGGCATTAGTAACGATACTACCGAAGTGACGGCGACGAATGCAGATACTATCTATGCACTAAAGGGCATACGCCTAAATGCGAGCTACCTAGATCATACCGTCAAGGTATTGCGAACCACGGTGTTGATGACTGCCGCAGGCGTATTCGAATGGCTTCTAATATTCAACCCAACCGTGGCCGGTACATTCGCCTATTCGCAAGTGACGAATACCGCAATTGATGAGGCTACCGGAGTTAGTACAAATACAGTGACGGGCGGAACTGTAATTGCTTCGGACTACGGCGCAAGTACGGGATCGGGCGGCAACGCATCGGGCGGAAGTGGCGACGCGATCGATAACGCGCTAAAATTAGGGTCGGCGATAAATGGCACTCAAGATACGATCGTTCTATGTGTTCGGGCGACGACGAGCGGTAGAACGTTTTTGGGCGGACTAACAGTGAAACAAATTAGCTAAGGGGGATGAAATGCCAGATATTAACAATGTAGAAATCATGGCCGAAGGCACTTGGAACGGAAACAAAATCACCAGCGAGACGTTGGGCGAGATAGTCGCCGGATTCGAAGCCACCAAAGATTTCAATCGGCCCGTCCTGAAATTGGGCCATAACAACGAACAGAAACTATTGGCGGAAGATGGCCTGCCGTCTGCCGGTTGGGTATCGAATGTTTACATCAAAGGGAAAAAGCTATTTGCAAACTTCGTAGATATCCCTGAGAAGATCTTCTCATTGATCGAAAAGGGCGCCTATAATAAGGTAAGTGTTGAGCTATTCGCCGGCTACAAATTCAAAGGCGAATCGTATAACAACCTTCTAGGTGCGGTTGCAATCCTCGGCGCAGATATCCCCGCCGTAGCTACGCTAAACGATATATTGTCTAGGTATTCGCAATCTTTTACATTTGAAGCCGAGAAGGATACAATTAAGAACGTAGTAACGTTTGAACGTAGTAGCGAGGAAACTATGGACACCGAAAACGATAACGCCGAAGTGGTAAAAGGACTAGAAGAAAAACTAGCCGCCGCCGAAGCCAAAAATGAAGAATTGGGTGCGAAGGTATCTGAATTCAAGGCGAATAAGGATTCAATCGAATCTAAGTTTGACGAGCTGAAATCAGATACCGATGCGAAGATTGCAAGCTTGCAAGGCGAGCGGGATAGCGCAACCGTTGAGAAGTTTACATTGGATCTAGAAGGTAAAGACTTGGTTAGCCCAAGCATGAAGCCCTTTGTGTCCGCGTTGCTTGCCGATGGCGTAGCTGCGAAGCGAGAATTTTCAGTAGGCGGCGAGAAGCTATCAACTGCCGAGCTACTTGAAAAAATCTTCAAGCTTCAAAAGGAAGTTTATTCGATCAACACGGTTGAGAAGACTGCCGACGCCAAGCCATCCGAAGACGTCGATAATGTTACCGAGATTGGCAACGCAATCGAAGGGCGCATTAAAGAGCACAAAGAATCGTACGCGGTAGCTTACAAAACAGTCATGCGAAACTTGGGCAAATAGCCTTCACATAGGGGAATCTAATCATGAGTGGAGCACATGTTATATCTGCCCGAGTAGCAACTACTCTAGCAGCATTTCGAATCGTCGCCGGCATTACCGGCACTGCAAAGGGCGTTCAATACGCTCCGAGCATTACGGCGCTGCCTCTGGGCATTACTATCGATACGGTTTTGGACACTACGCAGTCTATACCCGTGCAGGTTGACGGCGCTGCAAAGTGCCTTTTCAACCAGACCGTTTCAAGCGGTGAGCTAGTCACCTCGGATACGTCTGGTAGAGCGATTGTATTTAGCCTCGCGGCTACATCAACCGCAATCTCGGCACCGTCTGCATATGCGGGCGTACTTTGGGATACGACTATCGCGGCTACGGCCGCCGTAGCTGACATTCTTATCAACCCAGGCTTTGACCGCGTAGGCGCATAAGCTAGTAGCTAGGAGTTAATGACATGCCATTACAGAACCAATTACACGTTGACCAGCTACTAAGCAACGTTAGCGTCCGGTATAGCAATTCCGAATATGTCGCCATGAAGGTATTCCCGGAAGTGGGAGTAAAGAAGGATAGCGACCTATTCCGAATCTACGACCGTGATTTCAGAACGCCCGATACAATCAAGGCTAACAAAGGCGTAGCCAACGATTACTATTGGGAGGTATCGACGGCAACGTATCGCCTCGAAGATCATGCGCTCAAGGACTACGTGAGTGATGACGATCAAGACAATTACGACCTGGCAGACCTTCGGTCTGATACGGTTGAGGAATTGTCGGACGTGATTTTGCGAAGGCTTGAGCGAAGCGTTGCGGATCTGTTCACAACAACCAACTGGTCACTTAACGTGACATTGGCAGCGGCTTGGTCTAGCAACACCGTCACTACAAACCCAATTCCTACAGTCGACACGGGCGCAACTGAGATCATCCAAAACTCAGGACGCGGGCCAAACTTCGGTGTGACTAGCCGTACGGGATTCATCAACGCCAAGAATCATACATCGGTGCTTGATCGAACTAAGTACACTAGCGCAGAAATGACGAAGGAATTGCTTGCAGGTCTCTTCGATCTGGAAGAATTGCACGTTGCAACCGCTGTATACGATACGGCAGCCAAGGGGCTTGGGCCATCGATCACGTCGATTTGGGGCGATAACATGTTCTTGGGTTACAAACCAAGCCGGCCCGGACCTAAAACGCCTTCCTGTGGATACATCTTCCGCAAGAATGTGCCGATGGTTCGAAGATGGCATGACGACGAGAGAAACGCGGAAGCCATCGAAGTGCGCATGAAATATCAGGCTCGCCCGGTAGCAACCCTTAGCGGTTTCCTCATAACTGGTGTACAGTAAAGTAAACATACTTTACAGGGGCCATTATGCCGAAGCCAAAGAAATCAGTTGAAGGAAGTGTTGGGGAGGTAACTCCCCAGCATAAGCACGTCAAGAAACTACTTGATCAGGAAGCCAAGCGAAAAGCACAACCTATCGAGGTTGTAGAGCGAACTGTGAAGGAAGTAATGAGTGGGGGCGCCGCGCCCCGTCGCAAGTATCAGGAAATCACGCGACTAAGTAACGGCAATAAATTCTCTCGACCGATCAGTAAAGAACAGTACGAAGAGCGTAGGGGTAGCTAGTGGGCACGTTTGCAACAACAACCGCACTAGATACCTTGATGCCAGGTACCGGCTTTGATACCCAAACTAATAATGCGGGCACCAAGGCAATTGATTGGTCTGAGAATTGGATTAAGGGGAAGTTGTCGAAACGCTACAACGTGGCGGCGCTTCCCTTTACGGCCTACACGTCTACCAGTCAATTGACCAGCTACGCCGAGCAATTGGCAATGGGTTATCTGTTCAAGATTCAATCACGCGGTAGCAAAGAATCGATATCTAGGGGGCAAGCCCTAATCGATGAGGTAAAGCAATCCATTATGGAGATTGCAGACTATCAATGTGATCTGCTAGACGCATCTACTAGCTCCATTCCGGTTGGTGACAAATCAGGGCGCGTCGAAATCATAGGCAGCGCGAGCGGCTACCACACGACGTTTGACGAAGATGATCCGCTCAATTGGAAGCCGGATAGCGATAAGCTTACCGATATCGAATCAGATAGGGATTAGATCCCTATGGCCGAAACCTTAGTTACATTCGACAACAAAGAAGTAAATAAGCTACTGAAACGTATTGGCAAGAATCTCAAGGCTATCAAGGGCCGCGAAAAAGATTTCAACATGTTGCTATCGACAAATGTGTTTCAGGATTTGATGCACCATTTCGATAACGCCCCGCTCGGTACCCAATCCAAATCGTTCGGCGGATCCGGGGGTATATCATGGCCTAAATGGTCGGATCGATATATCAGGCGCCAAGCCGCCCTAGGTAGGCCGAACGCCAAGCAATTGAAGGATAGCGGCGATTTACGCAAGGGTTGGAAGCCGGTTAAATCCGGCAGCAATTTGCGGATTATCCCGAATGGCATTCAATGGTTTAACGAAGTAGAGTATTCGGCGGCCCATGACGAAGGGCGCGGTGTTCCGAAGCGGGAATTTACTTGGCTATCCATTCGGGCCATAAAGAAGATCGAAAAAGAAGTAGCTATGTTTATGGAAGGCGATAAGGTGAGAAGCTAATGGCGCAAATAGATCTAGACGGCGTTAAGTCCGCCATCAAATCCATACTAGACGCGGCAAACACTACTACCGCAAGCCCCGTCAATCTATCCAATGGCTTGGCTACCGACGTGCAACGGGTTATGAAATTCGATCCTAATCGGATAGCTCCGCAGCCGTCCTGGTTTCCATTCGTTACCGTCTCGCTCTCGGATAAGGATATCGAGCAACAAACTATGGGCCATACCAGTAGCCAGATCAGTGCGCTTAGGGAAGGTACACTCACCTTCGATATCTTCGCGGCCTGCTATGAGCCGTTCTTTACCGATCTAAACGAAGATCAGGGGCAAGAAAACGTCGAAATCCTAATGGAGAATATGGAAGAAATACTCAGGGCCAACGTCTTGCTAAATTCAACCGTCAAATATTCGGTACCAACCGGCGTCCAGTATGGCGACATTCCATTCGACGAAGAAACACATTTGCGGGCGGGCATTCTTACGCTAGAGTGCAAAGTATACTATTAAGAAGGTATACGAATATGAGCCTATCCGAACAGCAGATCCGCGAACAGTCTATCCAATGCTATACCCAATGGGCCGATCAATGGCGAGAACAGGCCAAGTATCATGGCGAGCGTTTCGAAATGAAACACTTCAACGATCTGCATCAAATTGGCGTCGGGCGTGCGGCGCTATGTATAGCCAATGGGTATTCCTTTGAGGAAAACATCGAAACGATTAAGAAATATCATCATAATGTTGATATCGTCGCCTGCGATAAGACGGTAGGCCATTGCCTAGATAATGGCATTACTCCCCAATATGTGATCCTTTGCGATGCCAACGTGAGCTACGACAAATATCTGGATAAGTGGAAGGATCAATTATCCGAGACGGTATTGATTGCCAACGTCTGCGCCTCTAAGAAATGGGCGACGTGCGGTAATTGGAAAGACGTTTACTTTTTTGTGAATCAGGACGTGCTGAAATCCGAAGCCGAATTCATGGCCATTTCTGGCTGCGAGAATTCCATAGTGGCCGGGACCAATGTGAGCAACGCTATGGTGATTATTCTCACCCAATCCAACAACGATGGCGCCCGTAACTTCATGGGTTACGATAAGATACTACTAACCGGCTTCGACTATTCCTGGTTCGATCACTACTATGCGTTTGACCATGACGGCGGCGGCAAGCGCAACTATATGCGCAACGTCTACCTTTGTACGCTTGGCGGGGATTTCGCATTTACATCGCCCAACCTCATGTTTTCGGCCAAGTGGTTTGAGCAATACATCAAAGCGTTTCGAGTGCCGGTAGTTCAATGCACCAAAAACTCCCTAGTAGCAGGGCTCAAACAGGGCGATCTAGCTGAGCAAATGCAATATGAGTATCAACCCGAGGATTCGCAATTCGTCCGAGATAAGGTTAAACTAAGAGATGAGTTGGAATGTAAACTAGCCGAAGTAAACGAACGGCTACATAGCATTGCATTCGATCATCAATTATCTTTTCAACGGACCACATAGGGGTTTATCATGGCCAATGGAGATACCGCATTACTCGGCGCGTTTTCATATTTGGCCGTTGGCCGCGAGACGGCTGCCGGCACTTATAACACATGCACTGCATCAATCGACTTCCTATCAACATCGCTTAAGACTGCTAAGGATTCCAAGATTCTTGAACAGGTTGAGCGCAAACGAACTTACTCAAAGCGTCTATCTCTAGGCAAAACCGTTGGCGGCGATTTGAGTATGTATGTATCGCCCTTGGAAACGGCGCAATCTTGGATCTTAGCAAACGCATTTGGCGGCACCGTAACAACGGCGACCGTGACCAGCGAGACTATAGGCGGCAGCGGCTTCGATCATGTGTTCTCTACGGGCAACATGGACCAAGCGGGCGGGCAAGCGCTATGTTTGAATCTTCGCAAAGGGCCGGCTACTACCGGGCGTATCTGGGAGTATTCAGGGATCCGGGTAGATACCCTTGGCATATCGGCGCAGCTTGATGAGCCGGTAGCAATGAATATCGGCTTTGTCGGTATGGATTCTAGCCAAACGACTAACGATGTAGAATCGGTGCTGACGGTTACGGCCAATCCCTGCCTATCATTTGTCGATGCCAGGTTTTCAATTGAGGGCACCTTTGCAAGCCTTACCTCTACAGGGTTTTGGCACGTGCAATCGGTTGAATTCAGCTTGAGCAACAACCTAAAGAGCGGCAACGAATCTAGGCGCATCGGCTCGGATATCCTTGGGGTATTACCTCCCGGCGTCCAGACCTATGAGCTATCTACAACCCTTCGATTCAATACCACTACGGCCTATGATGCCATGATCGCAGGAACTACCGAGTATGGGTTGGAGCTAGAATTTACAGGGCCGACTATCTCGGGATCGATTGCCCCTCAAGGGTTATTGATCGAATGCCAGAAGGTAATGATTAAAGACGCGGGCGATCCTGAGATATCAGGGCCGGACGGAATACTAACCGCCAATGTTACCTTTGACGTGTTGAGGGATGAGAGCGCGGCCGGCTACGCCGTTCAAGCAACGCTCACCAACAACATTGCATCGGCTACAATGGCTATCTAGGGTTTATATGTGGCCTTTTTCTAGGAAGGAAACCGGCCTTAGGGATCACCTTAAGGCCGGTAAGAAGATAAAAGTGCATGGCGTGATATTCCATATCCGCAAGCTAAACGTGGCAGACTACCTAGAGGGTTCCCGCGTGATGCAAGAAATCTATGCCACATACAAAACGAATACTAGCGGCAAGATCGATAAGAAGGCGGCAACCAATAGCGTCAAAAAAGCCCGTGAGTATATGACCGATGTAATAGTGGGGGGCGTTGTAAAGCCAGTAATCGTGCGCAAACCCGGTGCCGATCCCGAAGCTATCTGCATTGAAGAAGTTTTCCAAGACTGGAATCTAGCCCAAGAATTGACCAACCAAATCATGTTGTATACATACTCTAAAAAAAAGTAGAGCGGGAGCAATATTTTGCAGCCGCCAAAATCCGTGAGATTGACTTCTTAGCGCAGCGTTACAATTGCCTGCCATCTGATATACTGAAACTAGACTTAGCCGATCTGCAATTCAATCTATTAGTAGTTTCCGAATCGGCCAAGCATACCGAAAAGCTAAACCAGAAACGTGCGGTTTCCAAGGGTAGGGGTTAGATCATGGCTAAGAAGGCCGAAGCTACGCTGACGATCAAAATTAAACAGCAGGGCGAAAAGGTACTTACAGGGATCAAAAAGGGATTATCTAATATGATCCCTAGCGTCAAGCAAGTAGCTATCGGCATAACCGCCCTTGGCGTTGCTATGGGCAAGCTTGCCCTAGATGCAGCCCGCTTTGAGGATGTAGAAAAGAAGTTTAAGAAACTCGCCGATTCTCAGGGCGTAAACGCCGGCAACATGCTCGCCAATATGAAAGCACTCACCAAGGGTACAATTTCAGAACTTGAATTGATGAAAAAGGCAAACACGGCAATCCTGCTAGGTCTGCCGATTGATCGCTTCGATGAAATGTTACAGATTGCATTAGGTGCCGCCCAAGCAACCGGGGAAAGTAGCGAGTTCATGCTTAACTCCCTGGTTGTTGCTTTGGGTAGAGGTTCGAAGTTGATGCTCGACAATCTCGGAATTTTGATCGACGTCGAAAAGGCTCAAGAGGAATACGCTGCCAGTATGGGCAAAACGTCCGCCCAATTGAGTGACACCGAGAAGAAACAGGCATTTATAAACAAAGCCCTAGAGATAGGAAATCGTAACCTCGAAGCAATGGGCGGTGTTCAAGAATCGGTAGCTATCAAGTGGGAGCGCTTCAAGGCAACGCTACAGGACAATGCCATAGTGCTAGGCAAAAACCTAACGCCGGCCTTTGAGGTATTCGTAGACCTACTAGGGCAAGGCGCCGATGCATTCGGCAAATTTGCGCAAAGTGACCTGGCTATAGACCTATTCGAAGAAATGGCCGTAGGGGTAAACGCCGCCGCGCAAGCCCTTAGAAACTACCTATCCGAAGTGGAAGAAAAGCCATCGCAGGGGTTTTGGGCAACCCAAAGGGATATCCTAAACGCCTACATGAATCCCGTAACCGTTGGCGCACCTATGCTCAAAAAGTATTTTAAAGAGCGGGAGGAAACGGCTAAGAAGGAAGCGAAGCTGGCAAAGGAAACCATAGAAGGTGAAAATGCGATAAGAGTGAAATTTGACAAACTCCGAGTCGACCGTGAGCAAAAAGCGCGAGACGACGCGAAGGCCGCCGAGCAACGCAAGTTTGATGAAATCAATAGAATAGACTTTGAGCGCGGCAACGAACGGTTGCGCAAGCATGATCAGGATATCGATAGGCGGTTTGATTCTGAATTGGAGTCGGTCAAGAAACTGGACGCTATGAAATTGGCGCAATTGAAATCGTTTAAGGACAACGAAAAGAAACTATTCATTCAGCATGAACAGGAAGCGCTACAACGAATACCGAATTTAAGTAACGAAATAGAATCATTTTTAAGCACCGGTATAGAGGGCGTTGCCCGGCGGGGCGTTACGGCATTTGCTGAAACGTTGTTGCCAGGTATAGGCGGCGCGGCCGGTGCGGTGTTCGATCTATTGGCCCAAGACGCGGACGATTTCGCGGCCCAACTAGATCAAATGTTTAGCGTCGATTTCCTCGGCAACATATTCGCCAACTTGACAACCTTAGTTGAGAAGGTGCCCGAGCTAGTAACGGCCTTGATCGAATCGTTTGACGAACAGGCTCCGGCGATGACCGAATCATTTACGGCAGCTATGGTTGCGTCGGCACCGGATATCATAGCAAGTCTAGCTAAGGGGGTTGCGGATCCGAAGTTTGCGGCCCAATTAGCCAAGTCGATTGCTAAAGGGTTTATAGACGGGGCAAAACTCGCCGTTAAGGACGTAGCCAAGGCAATGGAGGAAGCTACCAAGACGGGCGCTAAAAGCGGTTTTCGGGTTGTTGCCGGCGTAGCTACGGGCGGGCAATCAGAAGTGGCAATACAAACCGCCGAGCAATTATCAGGCGGCGCTAGTTTGACCGGGACTATTAGCCCCCTTGCGGGGATCACGGCCGCTATGAGGTCAATGGCGGATATAGGCAGCGCGGGCGCGGCGCAGGCCGAAATTGCAGAATTGCAAGCTTCGGTTTTGCAAATGGCGCAACTTGCAATTCTAGCCGAAGCCCTTGGGGATCCGTCACTAGTAGCGGGGTTGCCGGGGGGCAAGGAAGCCGGCGCCTTCACGGATATATTCGCGCAAATGGGATTTGCCGAGGAGGATGTTGATAATGACGTTGTATCGGGATTCTTTAGCCGGGGGCGGCGTTTCAGGGGCCATCAAGCGAAAGCACATGGCGGGCTAGTTAAAGGCTACGCCCTAGGCGGCCTGATCGACAATACATTGATTGCGGCAACCCCCGGCGAAATGGTTGTAAATAAAGCGTCTACGCAAGCCAACCTCGGACTACTAGAAGCCATCAACGGCAGCAATGGCCGCTCGGTAGGCGGCGGAAATACGATCAATATAACCGTCAATGGTGGTATGCTCGGCGATAGGAATGAAGCCAAGCAATTTGCCAAGGCCGTTGACGACGAATTATTCCAACTACGGCAGGGCCGCGAATCTCGGGCATTTGACGAAGGGCTTTTTTAATGGAATTCATAAGCGCAAATCTCTTTGATACTACTACGGGCGCGGTAGTCAATTCGAATACTACAACCGTTGAAAGCATGTTGCTACGCGATGAGCGGTTCCAGTATCAATCGAGCGGCCTAAACTCGGACGCCGGCACCAACGCCACGATAACGATCAGCTTTGGCCAGACTACTTCGGTAAGCCGCATAGCTATGATCGGGATCAATTGGAAGGATTTCACGGTATTCTATAACGGAACTACGGCCAACACGTTTGCCCTAACATCTACGGGAGCTACTACCGCTAGTGACTTCTCGGCAAACTCCGAGACGTCTATGTATCTAATGGGGGCGGCAGTAAATTGCACGTCGGTATCGTTTGACGTCGCCGGAACTATGGTTGCAGATCAGGAAAAGGCAATAGGCTACCTGGCAGTTGCCAACGTGCTAAGTGATTTCGACGGCTACATCCCGCCCGCCCAAAACTACCAGCCGCGCTTTACTCAAAAACAGGTAGTACACGAATTGGCAGATGGCAGCATTAGAACACAAACATTCGATAGGAAGTTTGCAGCCGATGTGCGGTTGGATTTCGTTACTACTTCATTGAAAACCGAGCTAAAAACGGTGTTCGATCTGCATAGCGACTTCATGTTTGCGGCATTCCCTACTACTACGGCTTGGGATAAGGTATTTTTTCCCTGCGTTTGGGTAAACGGATTCGACTTCCAAGCTTTTACCGATAACGCGGCGGCGGCAGGTCATTCGGGATCGATCCGCCTAGCAGAAACAAGGCCGGGCTAATGGCAGAAACCCCAAGTTTAATACAGCAAATCAAGGCGCCAACGTCTAAAGTGTTTCGGCGCTTCCTGGTAAAGAGGCGCCAAGTATCCGATGGCCTATTCGAAGCCAACTGGCAAGATCTAACGAAGTTTGTAATGCGTTGGGGCCGCTTCCGTTGGTCGGTAGATACGCCCCGCTATGGCGATCTGCGGCTTGATAACGCCAACCTAAAGGTATTGAACGTAGAGGGTACATTCAACCCTAACGATAACGACGATTCATTCTGGTCTGGCTACGACGATATGCAACGTAGCCTAGTAAAGATTGAAGCCGGCTTCATTCATCAAACCCTATCGGCGGGCGGCGTCTGGACGAATACCGAATTCCCTAGTGCGCCTGCGATGTGGGTTGGGATCATATCGGGCGATATCTTCCTTACAGGTCAATCGGAGGTAAACATACCCCTTCGGCCTATGTCGCAAGTGTTTCGAGATTTCCCGTCTAGTGATTTGACTAGCTCAGGTTGGGCAGCACCGTCTAGCGGACTAAGTGCCGGCAGTTGGGTTGAGACGTTGCGAGATATGACAGACGGATCCGGCGTCTATACCTTCCGGCAATTCATCGGAACGGGCGCGGCAAATGATTGGACGCTCGCAGCCGGGGGCAACCTCTACGCCAACCTAGACAGCAATAGCGCCGAAGATCTTCACGGCCTAGATTGCTGGAACGTTACCGAGAAGATTGCCAACGCCGAGCAAGCCCTAGTCTACCTCAACAACAAAGGGCAATTTGTTTGGCAATCCAAGACGGCAACCGCTTCGGTGCAATACGAATTCCACGGGCAGGGATCCAACAACCGCACGTATGGCATGAACATGAAACGCATCAACCGATACGGGAAACGCCTCACGGCCTTCTATAGCCGCGTAGCCGTCAAATACGATAAGGCAGATACTAATACTTCATTTGTAAATACGGCCCTACCCTTTGCGGTAGCCGGATCCAATACGGCTTGGAATCTTGGCCATAGAACGTTTTCAATCGACAACTTCTGGTTGGCAGATAGCGCAGCCGCCGCATCGGTAGCTGCATCGGTATTCTCGGACGTGTCTAGCCAGGACGAAGAAATAGAATTCACTACTTCCTTCATACCGCACTTAACCCTAATGGATCGGGTAAGCATAACCTACGATGCAACGGATTTCGTTTCCAACAAATCCCTATGGGATACTCGGGATTGGGCAGCCGGCCCTACCTCGAATACTGCCGACGATCTAATCTGGGATGCAGGGCGGGGCGATGCAATCATACTCCAATCGACTAACTTCAATCTGATATCAATCGATATCGACCTCGATAGGCTAGAGACTACATTTATTGGTAGGCAACTTTAAAGAATCTTTGCTTCTGCGCCGCTCGCAATATGGAATGTTGAATTTGTCGGCACGTCCATATCACCCAAGCAGGCCAACCTAGCCGTAGATGTAGCTAGGTCGAACGTGCTTGCAGTTGGAATTGTAAAGTAGGAACACATAAACGATGTGTTGCCCGTAATCGTCGTGCTGGTAGCTGTACTTAGCCGTTCGACTCTATAGCCGGTAGCCCAATGATCAAACATGCCGCCGGCAATCATGTCGCCCGTAACGGTTGCAATCATGTTATTCATATCGGCGGCGCGCGCTCGGGTACCGGCAACGAATGAACTAGGACTGCTGGCTAAGATACCCATGGCTATTACTCCCCTGGCATTGGTAGATGCGCCATATCATTATACGCCCAAGTGGTAGCTTGCGCAAATGATGCGACGTTGGCGCCTTTGAGCATACGCGTGAACTCTAGAGCCTTGGCGATATGCTGCGCCCGATCTTCCTCAGATTTGGCTTTTTTGGCCATCGTGCGGTTGAGGTTGGCCATACCCATAAAACCCTCTTGACAGTTGGGGCGCACTTCTAAGAGCCGTTTGAGGTAGCCGGCGCACTCTTCAAACTTATCGTATCTCGCGGCTACATCGGCGGCGAATAACAACCCATCCCCGCACTTATCATCTAGGGTAAGCCACGGTTGGATATGCTCCGCATCGATTGCTGCCCAACCCTTTTTGTGCATTTCTGCCCTAGAGTGTTCGTATACGGCGCGACGGGCTACCGGGAAGTGCGGCCAAATCTTAGTAGCCGCTACGAAATCCTTTTTCGTTAATGCCAAATCTGCCTGCTGTACGGCTTGCAGCATCTTCAATACATCGTGAGCATTTGGAACGGGTAGGGCTTCCCTGGTTTCCTCCCCAACCTCTAGCATGTAGGCGCTGTCGTAGGTCCAGTGGTTTTCCTTAACGATCTTGAATCCGGCGTCGCGTATCAGCTTTTCGAAGTGCGGCCGCGTCCATACGTTGCAATGATCCGGATGATAGTAGTATTCGATATCCCAACCGCCTACGCCGAAATTGGATAGCTTGCCAAACCATGTGGGCACTGCTAGGTAGAATTTGCCGCCTGGTTTCAATGCCTTTTTGTAGCGTTGCAATTCGATCTGCGGATCATACATATGCTCAAGCACTTTGTAGGACGTGATTAGATCGTATTGCTTGGATTCATCGAAATCTTCCTTGAGGTTTAGCCCAAACTCGTGATGAGCAACGCGCCTATAAGATAGGGTTAGCTCTACCCCGTTTAGATCCGCGTCCGGAAATAGGGGCGCACCGTCCTGCGCCCGTGGGCCATTCTTCCACCATTGTAGAAATAGGCCATAGGCGCCGCCAACGTCCGAGATAACCGGATCTTTCTTACCTTCTTTGGCCCATTCGCCTATTAGGTCCTGCAAGAAATCGGCATGGTAATGCAGTTTGTTTTGGCCGCTATACAAATTTGCTATCTGCGGCGAGCCGCCCCGGTAGTCCTTGCGGTAGTATTCCAAGACGGCGGCTTTATCTTTGTACTTGGTAGGGTAGCCGACGAATCCGCAACCCTGGCATAGTTCCATGCCGCTAGGCTTGATTCGGTATCGGTCTACGTTCTGCCATTTGATACCGTTACATATTGGGCAATTCATATTTCTTCTTCCTTCTTAGTTTGCGTACAGTTGAGACGTTTGAGGGAGCCACCAAGCTATAACCGGTACCGCTTGCGGATCATATTCTATAGCTGCAAATGCCCGGAATTTGGCCCGTAGATGTTTCAATTCATCAATTTCAAACATCTTCGTAAGCCGGCAAGTAACCATGATTTTAGAATCAAGGCGATCCCGTTCTTTGTAATCGTAGCCAACTAGCACTAGCATTTCCTTACCTCCGCAGTATGTAAATTAGAGCGATGCCAACCGCAAGGATTAGCGTCAGGCGCAACCCCCGGAATATATCTTCAATGGCTTCCGCTTCATGCTTTTCTTTATCCATTGATCCGATTTATCAACCTCGCAAACTCCATAGGATTCGCAGCATGTATCGTATCCCGATATGTCACGCCTTCAAACTCTACCGGACAGCCATCGGTTAGATGTTTCTCGATAACGGGTAGCGGCGCCTTTTCAGATAGCTCTACTAGATCCTGCGTCTTGATCCCGTGATGAGATACGCCGATGCGCCTGCCGTAATGTTTGCGAATTGCCTTGAACGTCTTTAGATCGATCTGTTCGTTGTAGCCAGTAGCGTAAAGAATCGTCGCATGGTTGCAGATTACTTCCGGGCGTAATGCCTTCATTGATACGATCGTATTCGGCCTATCAAATCGCCGGAACGTGTCTGCACCAAGGGCTTCGAAGCGGGCGGCGTGCATCTTCTTATAGTCTTGGAATTTGTAGAGGTAGGATAGCCCGCGAGTAAGGACGGTATAGAAAACGGGTATTCCGATTTCGTCGCCATATTCCATTAGCTCGCGGTATTCGGCGTAGCTCAATGCACATTGCCTGTAGAATCCATCGGGCATAGATCCGACGCCGATCATATCTTCGGCACGGAATGCCTGCCCCTTTACCGCATCGGCTCCCGAATACTTGGCAAGGCGGATTAGTTCTTTGGCCTTGGCCATCGATCCGCAATGGATGTTTGATATTTCGGCGATAAAGTAAGTGCTCAAAACCGTTCCTTTTTGATATGCGCTTCAATAGCCAAATCCCTTGCCCGCTTTTCGTCGATCGTATGGCCATACTCGCCTTTGTTGAATGAATTATCTAGGGCCATAGGATTATTCAACTTCATTATATCCTTCATGGTCCGTTCTATGCTGCCTTGGACGCGCACGAACCAATCGCACATTTTGGGGGTGTTCATTTTTTGCTTGGCCAATTCATTCATTCCCGATTGAAACCGGTAGGCCATCTTTTCCAATTCCTTTAGATCCCGATTGACTAGGCAGCGCGTTAGATATTGGTTCCATTGCTCGTGATGCACGTTGCCATACATCCATAGCAGGTCGATCGGTTGTTGTTTGCCTTTTTGATCAGCCATCCACTAACCCCCCGCCCGTTATGCCCGCGTCCAGCTTCGCCTTGATCGCCGCACGTTGCGGGCTATCCGTTCGGCTCATGCTATCTTGAGAATGGGTATAAAACCATGTAGGCGAATTATCCCAATAGGAAATATTGAGCGTATCTTTGGCCCGCTCAAAGAAATCCAAACCTTCGTAGCCGCGTAGCTTCTCTGTGAATTGGAAATGCCTCATCGCTCGCGTATCAAACAATGCGCAACCTACATGGTGATGTGTCCGGGGGTTGCCAACGTCGTCATAGTTACCGTCTCGGTAGGTCGAGTATAGGGCGTCACATTTGCGATCTAAGATTCCTTTGAATAACCAATAGGCGCCCATAGCAAATATCCTATCGTCCGCATCGATCCGCATAATGTAGCGGCCTCTAGCCATCTTCAAAGCAATATTGGAGCTACTAGCCAGACCGATATTCTTTTCGTTTACTACTAGGCGCCCCGTGAATTCCTCATCTTCTAGTATCCGCTCTAGGGTATCGTCGGTAGATGCGTCGTCTACAATTATGTATTCCGAAGATTCGATATTGCTAGACGCTTCGGCAACGCTCTCAATAGTGCGGTTGATTGTATCGGCACCGTTGTAGACACATGAGTAGAACGTGATCAGAGGAAGCCGGTTGATATCCTTTAGAACGGGCTTGCGATCTAGCATTTGTAGAACGTCCGCCATAGGCCGATCAGGATCGCCCCGCAATACAACCTTCATTAAGGTCTCATCTTCCGGGTAGTCTAGTAACAACCTGGCATCGGATTGCGCATAGGGCGCCGGCTTATAGTCGATCATTTCCGGCTTGAAGTATCGAATGGCATAGCTCACATGCTCTACATTCTGCCCCGCAAACTTCTCGGCAGCCTGATCTAGCAATTTCCTAGAGAAGATTTCGAAGCCGCAGCCGTCCGCTAGATGCGAGCTATAGAGATATTGATTCTGGTTCGTATACTGGGATAGGGCGTCCAGTATGATATCGGGATCGACTAAGATTTTGTCATGACATACGCGGATAATTACATCTAGGTTGTTGCGTTTGGCAACGTCGGCCATTCGATGCAACGGGCTTCCGGCATGGCCTGGTTCCAACCACGTTCCGAAGACGCCGCTCGGATAGGCGTGATGAATGCCATGAAACCCATAGTTCCTATCGGGCCATTCGGTATTCAAGTGGTATTCGTATTCGTCGTATTCTTCGTCGGGAACCGCCAAATATACGCCTAGCTCGGTTTTTTCTAATCGCCGCAATAGATTGACGATAACAGGTTGCCCCGCAATCTCACGAAACGCTTTTCGCGGTAGGCGTTGGGATTGGAGGTGCGAGCACAAAATCACGCCTACCTTGCGAGTCATATCTTTACCGCCTTCTCGCCTGTGAATTCTTCGAAGCGTTTGATGATCACAGACACGTAGTGCGGATCGATTTCCATTCCAAAGCATTTGCGCTTGGTCTTTTCGCAGGCGATTAGGGTTGAGCCTGAGCCGAGGAATAGATCGACGATTAGAGTTTTGTCCTTACCCCACCGCCTAAAGAATTCATCTATTAATTTAACTGGTTTTTGCGTTGGGTGGACGCGCTTTGCGCCGTCGTTTTTTTTGTGATGGCCAAACGGCCCAAACCAAACCGCCTTGATAATCTTTAGGCCATGAATCTTTTTAGACCAGCATAATTCAAAATCGGATCCGGCGACGCGGGCGCTATCTTCGGTGGTTCGTTTGTCCCAAACCATCCAACCATGTTCGTTTCCGGGTGGAAGAAAATTCGCGTAATTGTTTGCGCCAAACAAAAATATTTCTTCGGTATCTGGAAAGTGATCTAGTATTATATTGGGGTTGATAACGCTATGATCCCACGGACTATCACGGTAGGTGTTGCGTTTTAGCTGCCTTCCGTCAGTTAGCTTCTCATTAGACGGCTTCCTAGAAGTAACTTCCCCTATACTTATTCCATACGGCGGATCAGTGAAAACCATATCCGCCTTCTCGCCTGCCATCAATTTATCTACATCTTCCTTCGATGTAGAATCGCCGCACATGATTCGGTGATTGCCTAGCTGCCAGATATCGCCCCGTTGTACTCCATAGGGGTTTTCTTCTACTTCCGGCACTTGATCGTCTTTTTCACTAGGTTCGGCGCCGGCGTTTTCTTCCTCTAGCATTTTGTCGAGATTGATATACGCAACGTCTCGCAATTCGTCGTCTAGCGCGGCCAATTGTTTATCTAGGGCGTCTTGATCCCAAGTGGCTAGTTCGGCGGTTCGGTTATCTGCAATGGCATAGGCCGTCATATCCGGCCCGTCTAACTCACTTTCAACTACCGAGATATCTTGCCAACCCAATTGCTTGGCCGCCTCCCAAGTTCCATTGCCGGCCCTAATCACGCCATTGGCATCTACGACGATTGGTTTTTGTTGGCCGAAGCGTAGCAAACTAGCCTTGATAGCCGTTAGATTCACATGATCATGCAACCGCACATTGGCGGGATCCGGGAATAGGCTATCAATCAATACTGTTTTGCTGTCATTCATCTACATCTTCCTTCACTAAACTCAACCAGGGCTTTCGCTCGGGCTCGGCGTTGTTGCTCTTCGATCTGCGCCATTCCTGCAAACGCTCCATTATCTCACCATAGTTTGTAGTCTGATCATGGGTAAGGCGCCGCCAATTCATAATCGTACATGACAGCACGTTGAACTCATCAACCAACCCCTCTACGAATGTGCCTGGCAAAAACGGGCCATCGAAGGAAGCCATGAAGTTGGTCGGATGACAGGGGCCGAATTCCTCAAACTTGACATAGACGGATACTAGGTACCATCGTGCGGTAGGATCGAATTTGTGGGCGCTAGTCATTCGATCCCTTCAAATAAAATAGGGCGGTATGCTGCCCGATGCCCTTACCTGCGGCTCCATCTTCGGTAGCGCACCATTTTACATCGCCGAGATTTCTAACGTATTCGGCCTTGGCTAATAACATCAAAACCCATTTCGGCAGGGGGTAGACCATGACTACATCGTTACCCTTGGATTGCTCTAGCAACGCCTTGCGCGCCCAAGCGGTCGGCCCTTTTTTCTTGCCTTCATGTATGATCGATCCAAAGGGCGGATTGATGTAGGTTGATTTGCCCCAATCGCAAGTTAGCCCATCAAACCCTTCCGGCAATGGATACGGGCAGCCATCAAAATCAAACCCATATTCGGATTGCAATTCGGCCAATAGATCGGGGGGCGTTAGCCAATAATGTTTGCCGTCTTTGTTGCCATTATGAAAACCCATCAACTACCCCATGGTGCGCGATAGCCTGCATAGGATTCAAACGAACTGCAATTTTTGCAGGGATCGAATTTGAAGGCGTCGCCCGATTTGAGAGCGTCGCGCCAATACTTAGCCAATGCGCCGTTGAATAGTTCGGCCATCGACTTTTCATGAATATTGCCAAGCACGATTTTGTTGCGTAGGTCCGGGCAGCACATACCAGCATTTCCCTGCCAATCGAATACCAACCGCACATAGGCTTGCAAACATGGCGCACGTTTAGGCGCCCGCGTTTTGACCAGGATATCGGGATCTGTATCAGATTCCATACGCCCCCCAACTACATCGCGTATCGATACGGCTACACCCGGCCATCTGGCTTCGGCTAGTTCCGCGATCGGCTCGTCTTTGTTGGCTTGCGTTCGGACGGCCTGAATGACGATATCCGTTTTGCGATCAGGCCAATCATAGAATTTGTCTACATTGGCGGTTACTCGCTCCCAATTCGCATTGATGCGTTGCCCTTCGGCTACCGAGGAATCGAATGAATCATAGGAAATCTTGACCTTCGTTTGGTGGGCAAGCCCTTCGAAGATATCGTCGCGCTCTGTTTGGAAGTTGAAATTGGAATTTGTAATGCGATCAATGTAGGTGCCGCCCTTGGCCAAGGAAGCCGCTAACGTCGCCGCATATGCGAAGCGTTTGTTTAGGGTAGCTTCGCCCCTATTATTCAATTTGATCGACGACACGCCCAATTCCGCGCCTTGAGTGATGATTTTTTCAATCGTCTCTGCTGCCATCAACTTCCGTTTGAACGGCAACGTTTTTTGGTTTTCCTTTGAGTGATAACAAAATGAACATGCTAGATCGCACCGTGAACTCAATTCAAGCATGATATCGACGGGCGCACCTAAGGGTAAATGCCGGCCGTAACGGTATTTTAAACGGTATTTGAGGTAGTCGAGATTTTTCATATGCCGATCGTAAACATTCGGCGGGGGGTTGGCAATATGTTTTACCCCCCTAGCGCAGATCTTCCCGCAACCGCACGCCGGCCTTGCATTCATTCGTTAGCTTTTCCAAATCGCTTTCGAGAATGCCAAGGGCGTAGGTATTCTTGGCGTAATGCTTCCGACGGTAGCCCACATAGAATTCGGGAAGCTTTAAGGCCAACGCCAAATCGCCGCCCAATCCTTTTAGGATCCGATCGCAGGTTGCGCGTTGCCGGTCGTTATCGATAGGCGCCCAACCAACTTCCTTTTCGTAGGCGTCAGAATAAGCCCACCATAATTCATCGGTGGGGGCGGGCGCTATCCCCCCCCCTGTAAGGGGGGTAGTAGTAGTAGTAGTAGTAGTAGTAGTAGGGCTCCCAATTGGCTTTCGAATGGCTTCCAATTGGCCTGCCTTTTGGATAGCCTTTTGGCTCTCGATTGGCTCTGATTCGGCGTAGCGTTCTTTGGTCCGCTGCCCGCCTTTTTTCGAATTGGCCCGTAATTTCTGCAACTTCTCCACGTGCGGCCCATTTCCGTTGATATGGTATAGGCCATTATCTAGAGGCGTGATTAAATAAGCGTCAATCAATGATTGGAGCATGTCTACAGTTTGACCATGGCGCCGCGTCCAGTGGTTGATTTGATCTTCGGTAGCGTCGATCACTTCCTTATCTTGGGAGTAGCACCATAGCTTCACGACAACGCCCAAGGCTTTATCATGGTCGCCTAGAATCTCTCCGAGGGAAATTAGATCAGGGGAAGATAGAAATTTCTGTTCGACGGCAATGCGCATAGATAGATCCCTTTTTCAATTTTTCTGATATCTGGTAGTCGAAGTATACAAAAAAGGATTGAAGATGCAAACGCCATTTGATAGGTTGTGTGTGAGGCTCTTTTTCAGTCTTTTATCTGGTTTCAAATAGCGGCTTACGGGCCGCTATTTGTATTTTAGGGG